GTCTTGGCGGAGACTCGACCATGGGTCTTAGTAGAGACTCTGCGGGTCTTGGCGGAGACTCGATCATGGGTCTTAGTAAAGACTCTGTGGGTCTTAGCGAAGACTCAACCATAGGTCTAGGCGGAGGCTCAGCCATAGGTTCTTGCATGTTGTCTGCTCGTACTGTACCTAAACAAATATTTATTATTTACAGAGATTGCAGCCCAGCCATTTTTCTGAGTGATTCAGCAGTCACAAACATGAGCATGGTATGTGGTCCAAGGCGGACATAGCTCGCGCTCCAGCCGATCATGAAGCCTCGAAGTCCGCGAGTGCGATAAACATCAAGTCCACAACTCGCCATAGATCGGGAGCCGCCCACAAACATGCGTGTCTTGATGACATCAAGAGGATTCGTGATGGTCGTCGTTACCAGACCCGATAGCAAACTGGCCATCACATGGAGCTGGACACCGTCTTCTAAATGCGCGTAGCGCGCGATGGTACGCTTTGATTCATCATACACGGCACATTGCGACGCCGTCAGCAAAGAGGACCGCAACAGACCTGGAATACATCCTTTCCATAATCCACGAACCCCGTCTTTTTTAACAATGGTCTTTACGATTTCAACAGTTCCGACCTTATCCTTTCGCGATTGAAGCTGGGTCTTAAGGAGTTCGATTGGACTCGTGGCTGCCGCCGCTAAGCCTCCAGAAATCGTGCCTGCGAGGACCTTTTCGATGAATGTGGGATTGCCTTTCGATGTAGACACCAACTGTTTTATAGGCGTATAGAGACCAAGACGAGCCCCGCCAAAGAAGAACCCGCGCGCGATGCTGGGACCCGTGCCTCGCCAGAAGCTGCGTACGCCTTCGCGCCGAACGATGTCGAGACCGGTGTTGATGACCCCTTTTTTATCGGTCGCCGTTTGCATGCGAACCTTGATCATGTCAAGGGGGGCAGTGCAGACGTTTGCAAACCCTACACTAATACCGCTCATACCAATGTCTTTCCATATATCCATTATCTGTATTAGAATAAGATAAAAACCTATGTTGGAAGAGCTGTTAGAGTCGACTCATTTACGACTTTGCCCGTTCCGGTAACATTGAAATAGACAGTATTTGTATCTAGATTTTTGTTATTTGTATTTGTGATTTGCATATTGTTTGTTTTCGTAGTAACTCCACCTGCAGTTCTAGTATTTGTACCATTGCATTTCATAATATATAGGTTTGCACAATACTTCAGTTGTGAGTTATTCATGGTAGGATCAGCAGAATAGGTCAATGACAATGCGTCGTTATTAATTGTCGAGAGTGGAGGCGGACAAATTGCAGAGGTCTTCGCAGCAGGACTTGCAAAAGTTTCACGATGCTCCTCTGAGAACATTGTTAATAGAATAACGATGAATGCAATAATAGCTAAATAGGTGATGAACAGGTGAAACGAGTTCATTTTATTAATAGTACATATGTTTTAAGGCAATATTGATGTTGCAGTCAAGTCTGTCATTATCCCGGAAGTTGAGTTCATCACCTTCTTGCCATTAGCAGTATTGAAAACAACGTATTTCCCATTGCAGACGGTTCTAGATTCCCCTGTCAAAAGAGGCTCGCTGTACAGAGAGGTTGCCGAGCAAGTGTTGCTGTTGCTACCAGAAGTGTTGCTGCCGGAAGTGTTGCTGCCAGAACTGTTGCTACCAACACTGTTGCTACCATAAGTGTTGGTGCCAGTAGTGTTGCTACCAGAAGAGTTGGTGCCAGTAGTGTTGCTACCAGCACTGTTGCTGCCGGAACTAGTGATGAAATGCTCACGTCTAGCTGGTCCATGGTAGCGCACAGGCCCATGTCGAGTGACAGGTCCATGGTGCTTATGTTCCTTCGAGAACACAACCAAGAGGATTACAACAATGATAATTGCGACAACTGCTGCCCAAAAGAGATAGTTGTTGTTTTTGGCCATTTATTATTATGAAAGAAAAAAGTGGACCTGTTAAAGTTATTTTTATTGTGAATCTCCAAGAAGGTCTAATGGAGTATCAGGAATAGGAACGTGAATCATCGCAGCATTTTCTTGAAATTGCGTATTGAGCCTTAACCCAAAGAGCGGATCAGTTGAAAGGATATCAAAACCATGAAGGACGAGGAGTTGTTGATCCAAAGCAATGATGAGTTCTCGTATAGATCGCTGGTTGTTGATTTCTCTCGATAAACGGATGAAGCGTTGAATAGAAGGGAGCCAAATGCGAATGCCCTCAAGTTCTTCTTGTCGTGTTTGAATAAGATGTGCGTAATTGGGTAAGATTTGTTGAATGAATGCCTCATCAATGACTTGGCGGCACATAGGACATTTATTGGCATTCGGGATCACATGGATCTGACTAAACCAGGCGCGAATGCATGATGTGTGGAAAGTGTGACCACATACGAGAGTGGTCGATTCACGTGGACGACATGCGTCGAAACAAGTCGGACATTCGGGGTAATTCGGGATGGGTCGTATGTAGCCTGGAGTGTGCAACGCGCAAAGCCTTTGGCCATCATCGGTTTCATTCTTGGCCAAGTGTCTGCATCGTTTGCCTCTACTTGTCCGAGCTTGACACAATTGTTTGCGGGTTCTTCGGGTTGGATGGTACACAGGATCAGTCGCATGCGGGGGGTCTAGCGGCGGGTCTTCGGCAATGAGGTCGTCCATTCTGTATTGTTTAGAGAATACAACAATGAGAGTTTGTTCGCTTCAAATTTTTGGTGTTCGCGCCCGCTCGTTCCTCTACGGTTTCTCTTTTTCTTCTTAATACCCAAATGAAACCTTTGTCATATGTAATCAATCTCCAGCGTCGACCTGATAGGCTACAGAAATTCCGCAGCACCTATCCTGGAGCGATCAATGATGTGGAAGTGGTTTACGGATTTGATGGACAGTCTCCAAACGATCCTGCTCACAGCGAACAAGAGATGGCACGATTTGGTCAAATGAGTCAGTTGCTGACGTCTGGAGAAAAAGGATGTTTTCTATCACATATGCGTGTGATGCAGCGCATTGTGGATTCAGGTGCGGAATGCGCGATTATCATGGAAGACGATGTCCAGTTTTCGGATGATTACATCAGCAAACTAGACCGAGCTTTGTCTGAGCTGCCAACTGAAGGGGTGGATATCCTCTTTATTGGAGGTCGCTTCACAAAGGACTATGTGATGAAGGAATCGTCAGGGATCCCGTTTTCAGAACACATTGTTAAGACACGATTCCTTGGTTTCAATGATAACTGGGACAAGACCGACCATAATAGAACTGCACATTGTTATATGGTATCAAATCGATGTGCTCGTACTCTTTTAGAAATTTTTGCTATGAAAGTAGACCAGGTGTATCCCTATGATTTCTGGAATCTGGTTGCTTTATTAAGTTGCGGTGTGACTATTTATAACACGAAGCCGCTGCTTTGTTATTCTGATTTGGTCGGGGATTCTGACATTCGCTAGTAAGGGGCAAGCCCCTTACCAACCCCATTAGGGCAAGCCCCTTATGATCCCCAGTTCGGCAAGTCCTTTACCAACCTGGCATATCGATTACCGCCATCTTATCAGTAAATCTGCGAGACGATACCCCGCAACAGCTAGTTGTTGATGCACAATCGCCTCATTCTCTTCAAGGTAGCGTTTCTCCGGAGTCGTGTGTGGAAAGATGCCAACATACACATGGTCCCTTGCGATATCATGTGATTCGCGAGCCCAGTCTTCTATGTTTGTTTTCTGAAGGCGCTCTTTCATCGGCGACTCATTCGCAGGATATTGTGTTTGCACTTTATCAGCCCAGCCTTGCAAATAGTCTGCATGAGCGCTCGAAAGAGGCCTTGGCAAGTCGTGGGAAAACATACCAAGTCCCGTGTCCCAAAGAGAGTGCAAATTATGATGACCATTGAGAACAAAGTCGTTGCCACCACGGTCGTTGTTGCGATTTGCACAGTGCAGAGGCTGGTGGATATCTCCAACAAGGTGCGTAAGGACGTGAAGATTAAACGACTGATTTGGAGCCGTCATGGCCTCCTGTATTGCCGTGACTACGTTGGGGCTTGCAGACAATGTAAAGGGTGCGTCGACCTCTGCATCAACATAGTGCCATGCATCGTATTCGTGCGTACAATGTTTGATATCGTCCATCCAAGGAGCCGCGTCGACAACGTCTAATGTAGGAGGCGTCTGGCACTGGACCCCAGTGGGCTGTTGAAGGATTCGGTTCAATCGAGTCAATGTTTCTGGATTCATTATCGAATTTGCACCGATCGTGGCAACGATCATGTGGCCCGTGCTGGACCAGGCAGCCACAACTGCACATGTCGTGGAAAAAATTGCCAGTAAGAGTCGAAACATCGCAGTATGTTGTGTAATAAAGACAAGTAGCATATGCTTATATCCCTTCCTTGGTGCGGAATGCCGACGAGCACGTACGCCTCTCTAGTGCAAGCTCCATCTCCAGGAAGTGGATTCGTTGCTTTAGAAGCGCCATGTCTTCCATGAGCAATTGATACTCCTCGTAGAGGATGTCATCGCGTTCTTTGACTAACACCTCGACTTCCTCATGGGTATAGAATGGTTTTTCCTCGAACGGGATGCCAAATTTACCAATGTATTTTGTTTTTCTTGGGCGTTTGGAGATACGGATTCCTCTCATAGCTTTTTCGAGGTCTTCGACGTCCTCGATATCCTCGAGACTGCGTTTCATTACTCTTAGGCAATATATTTTGCACGACAAATAGTGTACGGTTTTATTGTCAAATTTTCATTACGAGTGATCGTAATACTTTCTACAAAGTAATATATGCAACCATTATGAGCGAGGCACCGAGCCTATCCAAATACAAAATTGATTTGATCACAGAATTTTTCCAGTATGTCGACACCGATGGCGATGGCTACATTACTGCTGAAGAAATAAAGGCGGCTTGTGCGAGCACGAGAGAGTTCGCATCGGAAAAAGAAGGTACGGTGTACTTTCGCGACAGATCAGAAGAGATCGACTTGCAAGATTTATTAGAATTCAATCGCAAATATGTGCATTCTATGCAGGTTCGCATATTCCCCCCTCAGTGAGAGGAATGCCGGCAGGAGTTGCAGCCATAGGCGTCCATTTGCAGATCCCGTCGGTTGTCATGCACTGACCCTTGGAGACATTGAGGTCAGAGCAATGGACATTTTTTTTCGCATACATCGGTCTGTCAATGATGAGTTTTCGGGCAGGTGGAGGAGGTCGTGGACGTCGTTTCTTACATCCTCCTGAGGCTCCGTGCCATCTGCATTCCTTGTAGGTTTCGCAATCGCATTTGGTCGGCAAAGTGTCGCATGGATCAAAAGATGACGCGATGCTTGATGAAACAAACGGTTCTACTCGGCGGTTCAAAATGACGATGAGTGCTGCGATGAAGAGCAATGCAATAAACAATAAAACGATAGTGGTCGTCGTCGACATTCTACTAGATTACTCAAACATTTTTTCTCTTTCGGCCACGAGTTCCTCGAGGGTTTTTCGTTGAGGTCCTTTGGCACACTCTTTCAAGATGAAAGCGTCGCGGTAATCGCTCATCACCAGCATGCGCGCGCCGTGCTCAACGGCAGTTGTGTAGTTCTGCATCGGTTCGACCAGGGCATCCGGCATCTGGGGGGCGCCTTCGGGTCTCGATACGACGACACCGGGTTCTTTATAAATGATGAGCTCCGTCGGTAGCTCCGTAACGAGGCTGCCGCACTCGATATCCTCGTACTCGTCCGGTTGGATGTTCGACGGCACCATCTCGTTCTCATAGCCACCGGCACACGATGCGCGCCACAACTGAGATGGCTGGCTCAGGCGTCGCTCCCACTCGGCATTGAAGCGCTCGTTTGCGGCGTCATGGATATCACGCAAGGGCTCGAACGTCGTCTCCGCCTCTTTCTGGTCCAGGCAGAATTGTTTGAAGGCTTCTTCCATGTCTTCGAAGCTGATGTCGCGATTGACTCCCTCGACTTGTTCCATCACATAGTCATACGCGTATTTGAGCACGATCATGTCTTTGTCAGAGCCACCGCGGTCCGGGTGCATCAGCAGCGCGAGATTGTAATAGGCCTTGCGCACCTGTTGGGGAGTGTTGTCGATCGTGACACCTAGCAGTTCATATGGATTGAGGGCATGCATCTTTGTCTTTTTGGACGACGTTGGCTTTATATCCTAGTTTCTCAGGAAGTGAAGTTCCTCTTTGACATTAAGCACGGCTTAAAACAACACCATCTTGGTGTTTGATATTTATGGAAATTACCCCTTGCGTTGCAGTATCCTTCTACATATTAGGTCGTATCATATTTGCATATCTCCTTTATGTGACGCGGTCCGAAAATCCATAGATGATCGTGTATTGCATTGTGAATCTGGTATCTGCTTCGCTGTGGATTTCATACAGCAGTCAGCTTTTAGTGCTCATCACAGCCTGCGTAGATCTCTTTATTTTTGTTCCATCGGCAATATTTGTGGTATGCAATATGACTCGTGTAGAACCGATCCCTTTGTAAAACACACTTAAACCCAAACCCATCATGATGAATAAAATGAAACTCTACGAAACGCTAGGTGTTTCTCAGTCTGCCAGCGCAGATGATATCAAAAAGGCATATCGTCGCCTTGCCGTTCAGCACCACCCCGACAAAGGCGGTGATGAAGAGACTTTCAAAAAAATCCAGCTCGCATACGATGTCCTCAAAGATGATGAGAAACGTGGCCAATACAATCAGATGGGTGACGCGCGCTTCGAAGAGGCTCAGCGAGGCGGGGGAGGTGGCGGCGGCATTCCCGTCAACGTGAACGATATTTTCGCACAAATGTTTGGGGGTGGTGGCATGGGCTTCCACTTTGGCGGTGGCGCAGGAGGCGGACGTGCTGCGCAGCGTCGCGGGCAAAATCACATTCATCAAGTGAAGATTTCTTTGCAAGACGCGTTTACCGGGATTGACAAAAACCTGCGTGTCAAGATCCGTCGTCCCTGTCCCAATTGTCAGCAAAAGTGTGGAGGGTGCGGTGGGAATGGACATATGACACATGTCGTGCAGCAAGGACCTTTCCGTCAAGTGATGACTCAGGCGTGCCAGGTATGTCATACATCTGGACGTATATCGAACAAGGGAAATTTTGGGTGTCCGTGCAACGGCGAGGCCGAGATCATCGACACCAAGGAGCTGCGTTTGAATATGCCTCCAGGGGTGTCATCGGGGAATTCGATGAAGTTTGACGGGCTCGGTGAACAAATCGATGATGGGCCTCCTGGAGATCTTATCTTTGAGCTCCATGTTCAGGAGCACGAGCATTTTAGGCGCGATGGTGATAATCTGGTTCATATAGTCAACGTAAACTTGGTCGAGTCCCTGGTTGGCAAGGAGATTGTCGTTCCTTGCTTAGACAGCCCTTTGAAATTACACACTAGCGCCATCGGCGTTTTATTTACAGGCAAGCAGCATCTTGTGCCGAATCGCGGCATGCCTCGTGTGAATACTGCCCATCGCGGCAATCTCATCCTCGAGTTCAAGGTGGCATATCCGTCTGGACCACTCTCGGACAAACTAAGGGAGGAACTGGCTAAAGCGTTTAGTATAGGAGAGATGGCAGTTTAGAAATATGGTAATTGCAAATTATATACGATATATGGTAATAGCGTCACGCATTTTGTATGGATGAAGGATACACTAGCGGGGGCAGTGGCGTCAACTTTGCGCTGATGAGTTACTGGATTGCGTTTTGTGACCGCATTTTGGGAGAGTTTCGAGAGTTAGGGGCACCTCCGGCAGTTTGTGAATTATGGGGGTCGATGACGGTGGCCTATACGAACGCGCTGTATAAATCTCCCGCGATACACACGATGATATCGACCTACAAACATACTATGGCATTGCGTATGGGGAATCTCATCTATACTTTGCAAGAAGAAGACAGCAAGTGGTGTAGGGACATGATTCATCGACGGGCTTTCAAAACGGACCTATCACCCGAGGAGCTGGCGTTCATTCGGACGATGACCGGCCGCCGGCACGCCTGATTTTTCACAAATGTGGTTTTTCATAAATGTGTCTATATCAATTAAAGACACAAGAACGAGCGAATGCAGCACATTTTAGTTACAGGAGGATGCGGCTATATCGGGAGCCACACGGTCGTCGAGCTTCTGAAGGGCGGATATCGAGTGACGGTGTTGGATAATCTGCGCAATTCGTCACTCGCCTCGATGGATCGCGTGCGTCAGATCGCGGGAGATCTCGAGTCAGCCAGTCTTGGGGTATCTGTGTGTGACCTGCTTGATAAGCCGGCTGTCGAGGCGCTATTCTGCGCGAACGAATTTGATGCGGTGATTCACTTTGCCGGTCTTAAGGCCGTAGGTGAGTCAGTCTCGAATCCGCTCGAGTATTACCATACGAATATCACTGGCACGCTCAACCTGTTGGATGTCATGAAGCGCCGCGGTTGCAAGAGCATCGTCTTCTCCTCTTCTGCGACCGTGTATGGAGATCCCGAGCGGGTCCCCGTCGACGAGTCATGTGCTCTGCGGGCCACGAACCCCTATGGGCGCACGAAGCTGTTTATCGAAGAAATCTTACGAGATTTGGCGGTCTCTGACCCAGAGTGGAATATCACAATCCTGCGCTACTTCAACCCCGTTGGGGCGCATTCGTCGGGACTCATTGGAGAAGACCCCAAGGGTATTCCGAATAATCTGATGCCCTTCATTCAGCAAGTGGCCATCGGCAGGCGCTCGCACCTGAATGTGTTTGGCGGCGATTACCCTACGCCAGACGGGACGGGAATGCGGGATTATATCCACGTCGTCGACCTCGCAGACGGACACGTGTGTGCTCTTCGACATATGTCCAGATTACAGACATATAACCTCGGGACTGGCAACGGGATCTCGGTGCTAGATATGGTGTTTGCGTTTGCCAAGGCGATCGGCAAAGACATCCCGTATGTGATCTGCCCGCGACGACCTGGTGATGTGGCAAAGGTCTACGCGGATTCCTCGAAAGCGCGCGAGGCGCTGGGCTGGACGCCTGTGAAAACCCTAGACGATATGTGCGAAGATGCGTGGCGGTGGCAGAGTCAGAACCCGAATGGCTATACAGACGTTTAGCTTAAAAATTTGAAGCAGGGCACGAGAGATAAGTAAGTAATCAATCATGTCTGCTACCACTTCCGCTACCACTACTTTGGTCCCAGGACCCGTGCCGCTGACCGTCACAATTACAAAGACGGAGCCCAGTTTCGTGAACATCCACCTGGAAGCCGAGACGCCCTATGCTGGAGAACCGTTCACGTCACATCCGTTCTCTCGTGTGTGGCGCGATGCCAAACTCGATATGCTCGAAGACGGAGATGACGAAGAGCCCGAAGAGCTCCAGACGATCGACGAAGTGATCGCCGACAATTCGTTTACCCAAGAACTGCTGCATTATATTCAGATGCCAGAAGAGGAGCTCAGCGCTCTCAGCGGACATACGAGCGTCGACGACTATCGCGCGATCTTGATCGGTATGCTGGCGAAGCTTTGGGATTAGAGGCAAGCCCCTAAAACCCCAGCTGAAATGGGGGACTGTTGGGGCTATGCCCCAACCACCGCTCACTACGTTCGACATGCCCATAGCCCCCAGTTATTCAGATCCATTCTTTTCTCTTCTAATATGTTGGCAAAACATACGGACCAAAAATATAAAAATATCCCCTGAATGGGGGTTGTGAGTCCTGGGGGTCTTGGTAGAGATGTTTGGGGGTCTTGGTAGAGATGTTCAGGATGTCTTGGTAGAGATGTTCAGGATGTCTTGGTAGAGATGTTCAGGATGTCTTGGTAGAGATGTTGGGGGTCTTGGTAGAGATGTTTGGGGGGTCTTGGTAGAGATGTTCAGGGTGTTGTCTTGGCCCCACTTAGATTGTCGATGTCCTTTCACGCGTATGTACAGGGGGAAGCCTCGGCTGGTATATCTCTGTCGGCAAACGGTCGATACAGATCATCGTTATAACAAGCATCATTGCAATCATAATCGTCCCCAGGATCGCGCTCTGTGCGTTGATCTGCAATAACAGGTCGCCGTCTTGCTTGGCGTATTGATTGGCATTTCGGACGATTAATATCATGCAATCTCTTGGCACAGTTGTGATATTCATCGGCCCGGGGAGCCGGTTCGCAAACTGCACCACGATCGTGTTGATCGCCGATTCGACGTACCAAACTACATAAACATAAAAGAAGGTTATCTCGAAAGAGAGGAGTCCTGTCGCGATTACACAGGTTACGAAAAAATGCCGCATTCGTCGAGAGACGGCCGAGTTACTGTAAATGAAGAAATGAACACGTGGATCTGGAGCGCAGTAGGCTGTTTCAACGCAGGGTCGTTCATCGTCACCCAGGTAATGTTTTTCGTGTATTACTCGAGTGACACAGTGAAACACCAGGCGGAATATATCGTGCAATATTTGAGTGCCTTCTGGTCGACGGGGACAGGTACGTGGGCCTACGAAGACTCCGATAACAACCAGCGCGTCATGTGGATCATGCTGACGCCTGCATTGGCCGTCTTGGTGCTCGGAACGGGTTTTCTGATCATCGGTCTCTGTAAGAATCGACACGTCTTGCGGTCGGCGACATTCTGGATACACATGTGCACGATGCCATGCATCTTTTTGATGGAAGTCGTCCTCTATTTCATGGTCATTCGGAACTATGTATACGTGAATCGAGCTGATAAGTTGGCCTATATCATCGACTCATTCGTGGGACGGACCAATATCGCCGACTACACCCATACCCCGTTCATTCTCTCGACGACTGAGTCAGTGTGCGCGCTGCTAGTCGGGGTAGCATTGCTGGGTGTGTATATATGGGGCCTGACGAAGCTACGAGGGTGGACGCTTGCCATGAGCATGGCCGTCGTCGCTTTTATTCTCGTGTATCAGGTGCTCTTTTCGCAATGGGTGCGATTGTGGACAGTGACGATAACGGGGGAAAGCAATAGGGTATCAGTCGCCTGTCTAACCTAAGCTAATTTTTCTTTGGGCTCTTTTTCTCTGTCTCTAGTAATGGGATGCTTGAAGAACGCGTTTACTCTATGCGTGTATCGATCGTCGACGAATATGATATGCTCGAGACGTTATTCGAACTGAAAACCTCACACTTGACGGCGGCGACCTTCTGGCCGAGCGTAAGGGCCTATCTCAAAAACAAACATGGGATGCAGTTGACTTTGTATTGCACGCCCATCGAGAGTATCCATGTGATGATGTTGTGCAAGAGAGACGACGTCGATGAAAATACAATGGCAGTCCCAGAAACTCAGAAGGATGCATCGAGAGTGATGTGTGTCTGGCGAAAAGCGGATACATACTTATTTTGGAAAGAGATTACCATGGATGATTTTTAATAATTGGTTATTATAATAATGATCGCATATACCCCTTCGCGATCACCATCTACAAGCGGCCCGGTTGCATCGACCCCTTCGCGATCACCATCTGCAAATCCGGTTGCATCGACCGTTTCGTTACCTTCGGCAATCCCGGTTGTCGCATCGATCCC